ATGGCACTGAATATTCCATTCAGAAATGCGTACTATCGTTTTGCATCCAGTTACTCATTTCTCTTTTTTATTTCCTGGTCGCTGTGGTGGTCGTTATACGCTATTTGGCTGAAAGGACATCTAGGGTTGACAGGGACGGAATTAGGTACACTTTATTCGGTCAACCAGTTTACCAGCATTCTATTTATGATGTTCTACGGCATCGTTCAGGATAAACTCGGTCTGAAGAAACCGCTCATCTGGTGTATGAGTTTCATCCTGGTCTTGACCGGACCGTTTATGATTTACGTTTATGAACCGTTACTGCAAAGCAATTTTTCTGTAGGTCTAATTCTGGGGGCGCTATTTTTTGGCTTGGGGTATCTGGCGGGATGCGGTTTGCTTGATAGCTTCACCGAAAAAATGGCGCGAAATTTTCATTTCGAATATGGAACAGCGCGCGCCTGGGGATCTTTTGGCTATGCTATTGGCGCGTTCTTTGCCGGCATATTTTTTAGTATCAGTCCCCATATCAACTTCTGGTTGGTCTCGCTATTTGGCGCTGTATTTATGATGATCAACATGCGTTTTAAAGATAAGGATCACCAGTGCGTAGCGGCAGATGCGGGAGGGGTAAAAAAAGAGGATTTTATCGCAGTTTTCAAGGATCGAAACTTCTGGGTTTTCGTCATATTTATTGTGGGGACGTGGTCTTTCTATAACATTTTTGATCAACAACTTTTTCCTGTCTTTTATGCAGGTTTATTCGAATCACACGATGTAGGAACGCGCCTGTATGGTTATCTCAACTCATTCCAGGTGGTACTCGAAGCGCTGTGCATGGCGATTATTCCTTTCTTTGTGAATCGGGTAGGGCCAAAAAATGCATTACTTATCGGAGTTGTGATTATGGCGTTGCGTATCCTTTCCTGCGCGCTGTTCGTTAACCCCTGGATTATTTCATTAGTGAAGTTGTTACATGCCATTGAGGTTCCACTTTGTGTCATATCCGTCTTCAAATACAGCGTGGCAAACTTTGATAAGCGCCTGTCGTCGACGATCTTTCTGATTGGTTTTCAAATTGCCAGTTCGCTTGGGATTGTGCTGCTTTCAACGCCGACTGGGATACTCTTTGACCACGCAGGCTACCAGACAGTTTTCTTCGCAATTTCGGGTATTGTCTGCCTGATGTTGCTATTTGGCATTTTCTTCTTGAGTAAAAAACGCGAGCAAATAGTTATGGAAACGCCTGTACCTTCAGCAATATAGACGTAAACTTTTTCCGGTTGTTGTCGATAGCTCTATATCCCTCAACCGGAAAATAATAATAGTAAAATGCTTAGCCCTGCTAATAATCGCCTAATCCAAACGCCTCATTCATGTTCTGGTACAGTCGCTCAAATGTACTTCAGATGCGCGGTTCGCTGATTTCCAGGACATTGTCGTCATTCAGTGACCTGTCCCGTGTATCACGGTCCTGCGAATTCATCAAGGAATGCATTGCGGAGTGAAGTATCGAGTCACGCCATATTTCGCTATCAGGATTCTGTGTGATGGTTACATCGCCCGGCCCAGGGCTGTTTAGTCATCAGCGCTTTCTGACAGTGCTGAGATTTCAACCTGTTGCAGTAAAAATGAGTAGATATAAGGCAAGTGTGCTGCCAAACCCATCTTTTACGGGGTGAAGGTAGATTTCGTTTGAAGGGTATCTGGTGTCCCCTGCAGACATCTACTTGGCGCGGCAGGGGATTGATTAGAATGATATTTTTTAGATGTGAGAAATATTTTACCCGCTATTTTACCCATTAGCGCGGCTTAAGAGCTTATTTTTGAATTCACAATGGTCACGATATAACCATCTTGCTCGTCCGTGGATAACTTTGGCTTTTGGCAGGTCGCCGGACTTAATCCGGTCGTAGATGAAGGTTTTACCGAAGCCAGTATCGGCCATGATGAATTTCAAATCAACCAGTGAATCAGGCTGTAGTTCGTGTTGCATGAGTGCTATCTCCGAATAGGGAATCGAACCTGCAAATCAGGCAATAAAAAAACCGCATTGATGCGGCGATGGTAGGTCTGGATATCTTGAGAAATGAACTGGCCTCATCGAGTGTGAGGCTGTGGTTAGTCCTTGCGTAACTCGCTAATTCTTCTGTAAGTCTCTGGTGCTTTGTTTCCGTGTATCTTCATTTCAGACTTCAACAGAGCAACTAGGGAATCCCATTCGTTGAGGATTCCTTTGAATGCCGGAACGCGCTTTGCAACCTTGTCGAATGAATCTCTGATTTCTGGAATCTGCTCGACAAGCGCAACGCATCGCCTGAAATCGGCTGCGTCATGGGGAGCGCCGAAGTGATGACCATAGATATTCTTTTTCAGTCCACATGCGATTGAGGCAAGAGTTGCGCTACTGATGCCGACATCGCCAGTCGATTGCCACTTCAAAACCTTCATAGCCAAATCTGACATTTCTTGTCTCCATAAAACAAAACTCGCCGTAGCGAGTTCAGATAAAAGAAATCCGCATTAAGCGGCGTCGGTGAATTCAAATAAAAAACCGGCTTGCGCCGGCTCTCTCATCTTTCTGTCTACCCATGCTGATATCGATGGCGGGTGCACCTTTTCAATAGCAGCGCGAAGTACAGCTGTGCGTGCCAGTTTGTCGGTAATCTCAGGAAATCGCTTCTCTGTCTTCGGTACGTTAACAGCAACATTAGTAGAATCCGCACTGGCGAACGGATACATACCAAGAACTCTCACGTCGAGCATTCGAAGACCATGAATTTTCACTTTCAAATTACGATTGATATAAAGCTCAGTGAAAACTTCATCCATTCTCTGTTCCCACCATTTAGAGCGTATGTGCCTGTGTGGTCCGCAGCATCCAATCGCCACCCATTCAAATTTGCTAGAAAGGCGTAAAAGACGTTCAATTGATTCGTCGGTATGCCAGACCGGAACCGCTTTTGATTTTAGCCAATCAGGAACCAACTCAATCTGCTCGTCGTTTTCTGCCTCTGTCCCTTCGATAACGTCAGGTATAAGAAACCATTCAATTCTGCTGAACCACTTCCCAACAAAGTCGTAGAATTTTGCTCGTCTCTTACTCCAGTCTACCGGAGTGCCTTTCTTTAATGCTTTCATCCAGTCGCTAAAAGCGCCGTTATCAAGGCGTATATCACAAGGGAACATGGCAATCTTTTTCATCTGCTCTGGTCTGGCAAATGAAACAAAAGCCCCACCATCACGGTAAAGGGCTTTAATCAGCATATCTGTAGGGGCATGCTCATCCCCCCATATTGGGCTGCCGTGAAAGTGGATGGTCATATTATTCCCATATAAAAGAAATCCCCGCGAGTGCGAGGATTGTTATTCACCTTTGACGGCAAGTTGTAGGTTAGCCACGGTTAACCTCCTGCGGCGGTTCTGGTAGTGGCATCCAGTGTGTGACATTGCTAATCAGACCATATTCATTAGTTTGAGGATGGTTGCCGTTATCGTCTCCGTATTTAAGACTCTCCATAAAACCATAATGCTTATTCCCATTAACGCTCACAAAGCCGTAATAAGCTGGTATAACGCCGATCTCACACGTAATCAGCAAAGGAAAACTAGTTCTCCAATTTAGCTCGCCGATTACAGGCATTCTCTCACTACAGCTTATCCAACCATCCGGAGTTACCGGAACTTGCGGAATGGCTGTCTGCTCTCGAACGTCATTAGGCGCGATAGGTTCTGCTGCCAACTGACTGGCATATTTGTTAATGGTAACGATAAGCTCTTGCTCAGCCTCATCCAGACAATCACCGATACCTCGCCTGTCACCGTCAAAATCATCGAAATCGGCACGAATCTTGGCAACCTTCTGGATTGCGGACAACACCTCACTAGGAATTACCGGATAGTTGGTTGACGTTTCCGCGATTTCACGAAAATTATTGGTTGACGAATTCTTGTTTTCCCGAAAGTTTCCGGACTGAAGCATGGCTGCGCGATAGGCGTTCCAGCCGACAGCTTTTCCGTGTTCAAACGCGCTGTCAAAGTCATCATCCATTTCCATCGCATCAGGCACAGATACCGTCTCTGGAGGGGCGGCGTAAAGCGGAGTTACGGTAATTTCGTACTCGTTTATATCCTCGTCGCTGATATTTGCGAAATAGCGAAGGATGCCTTTCTCTCCACGACTACGAGCGTCAGAGTCCTGAATGATATACGCCACAGGCTCTGCTTCCAGCGATGCCAGCGCAATTCGTGCCAGTTCCATTTGTTCGCCACGAGTAAGCCCGTTTTCAAGCGGATTTTTAATGAACAATTCAATACGTTCTTTGGTAATAGTGGTCATAGCTATTTCACCTTAATCTCAATATTTCGCAGCTTTAGCTCTACTGGCAGGTCTGACTTTCCTGTTAACGCTAATGCGAGATTTTCTGGAGTAATGAGAGCAGTTATTGTTTTCCCCATCGCCAGACGAATAATCAGTCGTATCTCGCGATCGTCACATGCTCCTGGTCGAACAATTGATATTTGTCCGTCCATCTCACTCTCCTTTGATGCGAATGCCAGCGGCGCGGATTGCAGCGATGACCTCAGAAACTTTGTATGCCATTACCGTTTGGTAATCATCGTGAAAATCTGTTCGATGAAGCATGCTGCTACGTTCCGGGAGCAGTATTCCCCGCTCCCCCAGTTCTGCTATGCGATTCTCTGCGGATTCCAGCGCCGCAACCAATTCGTCTACAGTTCCGGCAGCTTGCAGTGCGTAATCGGTAATAGCCATCTCATGATCAATTTCAGTACCGTTCTCATTCGTTGAGGTGATAGCAAAATAATCAGAGTCGATTTCGTTATCAGCTAAGTGGCGTAGCGTATCGGCAACAAGCCGGCCGTTTTCGATTAGCAGCTTCCCTACCGTTAGCGCAATATCCTCGTTCTCCTGGTCGCGGGATTTGATGTATTGCTGATTCCTTACCCGTTCATCCAGTAGTGCCAGCACGGTTTCTGGTCCGGCCAGAAATTTGAAGGCGTTGAGCGCATCAATATCCACACCGTAATCTTTAAGTTCCTGTTCACTTAACAAATCATCAGCTGGCAACATTAACAGGCGTTCCATTGCTGGAATTGCACGTTCCGCCGCCTCACGCAGTGCCTGATAGTTAATTTCGCTCACTGGCCGCCTCCTTTGCGAAGCTGGGCGGCGAACTCGTTAGCCATCGCTGAATATGGGTGCTCATGACCGCCAACAACCTTCATGCTGGCAGCAAACATCTCCACGCCCTGCGCCCGCACTTCATCCAGGAAAGTGTCGGTGGCTGGGGTTTCTGGAATGGCGTCTGGAATAACCTCTGAGTAGACGCGATCCATTGCCGACTCCCATCCGTAGTAACAAGCCGAATAGCCGTCGCGCTGGTAGCCGTGGTCTTCAACTCCACATCCCATGCCCTGGTCATGGTATTCAGGCTGATTGTCGGGATTAATGCAGTATTCAATGACCGACTTCATCCCCGCATTCTCCGCCGCCAGCGCCGAAAACTTCTCGTGTGCCAACTTAACAGCCGCATCAGCCTGCTTAATTGACTCAATCGCTTTCTGGTGGTCTTCGGATAGAGCTGAAATCTTGGCCTCCGCTTCAGCAAATTTACGCACCAGATATTCAGCGTTTGTTTCGTTAACCTTTAAATCTCGTGGGATGCATTTACCTTTCAGAAATCCATCCATCTCAATTAGTGTCATTTGCTTCATTTCTTCCCACTCCGCCACATCGCATTCAGATATTTGTTTTGATTCACTGATGGAAAAGAATTTCTCTTAAGCAATTCCTCTCTCGATGGCATTGGCTTTACGCGTTGGCGAATAATCATTTCTGCTGGAAGAATGCTGGGATTGTATGCAAGTCCTCTCATGGTAAATTCCTCAGTCATTACTGATAGCGCCATAGCGTGAGCGGTAATTACGCAGGCGCGGGTCAATTTCAGGGAAGTGGGTATATGTGGCTTTGCGGAATGGTCGGATTGATGTCTGGTAAATTCGCTCGAGTTCTTCTTTCTCTGCAAGCCATATACAGTGGCGAAATTCCTTTTCCTCTTTCGTTTCCTGCGGTAGCGACATTATCCGATCGTAGTTTTTTCTGAATTTATCCAGCACCTCCGATACGGAATTGCCGGAACAGCGGCGTGGGTCATCCGCACCATACAGAGGCGCTGGCATAATGGAATCCTTATGTTGCTACTTTAGAAGGGAATTGAATCGTCGTATTCAGGATGATTTTGATGATTGCTACTTTGCTGCTGTTGGCTGTTTCCTGAAGTTGCAAATCCAATCTTTGCATTCAGTAATTCAAGAGTGATTGATTGTCCATTTTGCCCCTGATAAACATCAACCCTGATGTTTTCTCCGGTAATTTCCACAATGCCACCTTCAACAAGAACACTACGGTAGTAATCCGCTTGCGCTCCCGGCTTGGCAAATACAACGGCGCTGTAGTTTGTCCATTCTTTCTTTTTTGTCTGGCGATCGTAATACTGAACGCCAGCACGGATGTTGAATCCGATATTTTCCCCGGCCTGAAACTCTCTTGCGGGCTTGTTTAGTCTTACAGTAATCGAATGTGCCATTAAGCAGCCGCTCCTTCTAATTCGTCTCGTCTGATGTTGTAAATGTCCTGCGCTTTGTGCTGCTCCGGTGTGCCTTCGAGCATCTTCCACGCTTTGGCGAACGCCTGTTTAAGCTCTTCCACGGTGTTTTTCTGCAATGCTGCGTCAGTGAATGCTTTTAGAACCTGTTCAGGTGTAGGTGATGGTTTTGATTGCTTTGCTGCTGCGTTCTGCTGATGTTTATGCTCGTCGGTATCTGCATCTTTCGCATCATCAATGCCGAACAAACCATTGAGGCAATACTTGCGTGCATAAGAGCTTGTGGCTCCCGTAACTTGTGCAGAATCCATTCCTTTCTTGCTTTCTTCCTCTCGTGCAAGAGCGGTTGCCGTATGACTGTTTTCGCCATCGGTAATAGTTGCCGTGGCTTTCACGTAATACCGATCACCAATCAACACAACTTCATCGCTGATTGATAAAAACAGACCATTCAGTAACGGCTTAACGCCTTCAAGAATGTCTTCGCAGCTTCTGTATTTATATTTACCGAATGAGTTGTACTGGTTCTTTGGCGCGTTCAAGTTCTCCTGAATAGCTGCCAGTCTTGCGTAAAATTCTTTGCTCATATGTTTGTTCTCAGAATGGGCATGGCCCAAGGAAATAACGCTGATTTAATACTTCGACTCGGGACAAATTAAGGCATACCCGCATTCCTTCGCGGTCGCCATTATGGCGATACCAGAGAGCTTTCTGCGTGTACATGCGTCTCTGTAACTTGCTCTCCTTCACTGTGGTTGCAAGTGACATGAATATCTCCTTCGTTACCGATTAATTCTTTCATCTGACGAATGAATTCTTCGTCTGACCAGTTATCTGTAAAACTCATTTCCTGCGATACCACGGAATATTGATAGCTGATTTCATCGCTTTATTTGCTTCAAGCCACATTTTTGAATCACCAATAAATCTGGCTATTACTGCTTTGTTTTGTGCTGCACGAAGCATCTGGTGATTGATGGCTATTTCATTGCGCATAACGCCTCCAGTTGTTTCTTTGCTGCACTGATTAATTGTTTAACTCGGCGTGATAATTCAGATTCGTGCGGGTAGAAAGCGGACATGACGCCGCTACCCGCGAGCTGAAAGTGCATCATGGGTAACTCCTTCTGTTTGATTGCATAACGAAAACGCCTCGAGTGAAGCGTTATTGGTATGCATATAAAAAAGCCCTCATACTGGAGGGCAAAGAAGATTTCAAATAATCAGAACAAGTCGGCTCCTGTTTAGTTACGAGCGACATTGCTCCGTGTATTCACTCGTTGGAATGAATACACAGTGCTTACTCGTACTAATAAAATACCCAATTTTCTGTTTCTTGGTTGTGCCCAAAGTTATATTCAATATCTGGTGTTGATGTATCAATATTCTTCATCCCATCAACAAGAGTTGATACAACAGCCAAATCCTGTTTGATTCTCATTAAATGGTATTTCTTCCGGCGCAATAAACTTTCAATGGCAAGTTTCTTCGTTGGGAATGCAAAAGATCTTTCTGCATTTTTTGCTACTTTCTTAATTGCATATCTATTTCTCTTTTGTTTCCATTCCTGTAACCACTGATTTGGTGCTGGTTTAAAATTAACAATCCAATGCGCAGGAACCAACCATGCATAATGCTCTGTCTGATGAAAAGCTATATATTGAAGTGCGAATATTTTGATTCCATCTTCTTCAACTGTCGCCTGGAATCTCCAGAAAACAGGCATTCCATCATGTTCAGTTTCTGATTCAGGAAAAGGTACGCTCCATGATTTTGTCATATCTCACCTCAAATAAGTGGCTTGCTGCCTAATTTCATTTTCTGGCGACCAACACAAGTCACACCCATTTCACTGCGTGGCTTGCTGTACCATGTGCGCTGATTCTTGCGCTCAATACGTTGCAGGTTGCTTTCAATCTGTTCGTGGTATTCAGCCAGCACCGTAAGGTCTATCGGATTCAGTGCGCTTTCTACTCGTGATTTCGGTTTGCGATTCAGCGAGAGAATAGGGCGGTTAACTGGCTTTGCGCTTACCCCAACCAACAGGGGATTTGCTGCTTTCCATTGAGCCTGTTTCTCTGCGCGACGTTCGCGGCGGCGTGTTTGTGCATCCATTTTATTCTCCTTTGAGCAACTTCATCGCTTCATCAATACGTGATTGTGTCCCTGCGTTTGGCTCCACTTCTTGAATTCGGCGAGCGTCCTCAAGGAGTTTCGCAATCATTTCTTTAAGCGCTTCGTTATTCATGGTCATTCTCCTGTCAGTTAGCTTTGAGTAACGCGCCGTGATGCTTATCTCCACGGTTGCTGTCTTGCAGCTGCATTTCGCGCTACTCAAAGCTTTCTGCTTTGAATGCTGCCCTTCTTCAGGGCTTAATTTTTAAGAGCCTCACCTTCATGGTGGTCAGTGCGTCCTGCTGATGGCTAAATAGTACGATTTGTACTTTATCGAGTCAATACAAAATGTTCTAAATATAGTTGGTTTTTTATAACGCTTTGTATTTAATGGGTTTATATTTTGGAAAAAGAAAACCCGACACTAAGGTCGGGTTATTGTTGTGTGCTTTAGAGTGGTGAGGTTGTTAACTAAATGTCTCTTCAGGCCACTGGCTGGCGATAACTTTCCCTACAACGGAACAGCTATCATTGCATGGGATCATTGGATATTGCGGGTTTAGTGGTTGTAGGAACACCTGACCGCTATCCCTGATCAGTTTCTTGAAGGTAAACTCGTCACCACCAAGTCTGGCTATGCAGAAATCACCTGGCTCAACAGCCTGCTCAGGGTCAACGAGAATTAACATCCCGTCAGGAAAGCTTGGCTTGGATCCTGTTGGTGCGGTCATGGAATTACCTTCAACTTCAAGCCAGAACGCACAATCACTGGCTTTTTTGGTTGTGCTGACCCATCTCTCCGCATCACCTTTGGTAAAGGTTCTAAGCTCAGGCGAGAACATCCCGGCCTGAACATGAGAAAAAACAGGGTACTCATATTGTTTTTTAACGGGGGCAGATGAGTATTCGCCAACAGGTGAAAATGTACCGTCGTGGTTGAATGAGACGTTATCAATACCAAGGTATTTAAACACCACACCAATCTCGTCAAGAGATGGATGACGAGATCCGCGCAACCAGTGACCAATTCCACCCTGCGTCATACCAAGCTCTTCAGCTAACTTCTCTTGAGTTATGCCGAGCTCTTTCATTCTGGATCTAGCCAGTTCATACCATTTCATTTTCATACCCTTATTATTACGCTCTGTACTAAAACCATCCATGCACAAGATGTATTTTTTTTGCTTGCATTCTAAAAGTACATATCGTATTATTGTTTCATGGTTACTATGGAGGGCATATGAGCAACCTACGAAAATATCGAGAGTCACTGAATATCTCTCAAACAACACTTGCTAAGGCAGTTGGATGCACACAGGGAGCTATCGGACATTGGGAATCTGGTCGTCGCTTCCCAGACCTTAAAACATGCCGTGCTCTTGTTGAGTGCCTAAACAAGTTAGGCGCAAAAGTCAGTCTTGATGACGTGTTCCCGCCGGAACACAAAGCCGCTTAAGACATTCCCGCTCTTACACATCACCGCCCTGAAAAAGGGCATTACCAGAAACAAATCTCTATGGTTTTGCGTTTCTTTGCGAAGCCAACTCTATCTAATCATTAAGGAAATTATCTATGGGTACTATTGCAACTAAAAGCAAGAAAGCGGCTCGCATCGAGTCGGCCTTGCTGAACAAACTGGCACTGATGGGGCAGAAGACATTCGCTCGAGCAATGGGGGTTCCTGAATATCAGGTAAGCCGATGGAAGAATGGTTTCTTCTCGCAGGTAAGCATGATGCTGGCTGTTCTGGAATACGGAATCGAAGACGATGAAATGGCTGAATTGACTAAGCGGCTTGCCGATTACCTGACAAAAGAAAAAGCCCCGAAGAACGGCGAATTCTTCGAGGCCTGATGTAGAAAGACTGGATCAATCCACAGGAGTTATTATGACAAAACGTCGTAAGAAATACCAGGAAAAAGAAGAGATTCGACACCCTGATTCACCTGAGGGATTAGTGGTAGCCGCAGCAAATAACAGGGCGTTCGCAGAGCGCCTTGTTGGTGTTTACAGACTAGCCAAAGCAGGAGTGAAACATGGGCGTCGTTAAGTTAGCTGATTACAGGCATAACCCTGTACAACATCAGGAGGCATCCAGTATGGGGTATGTCTCTATACACCGCCAGTTTATGGACAGCAGGCTCTATAAGGACTCTCAGGCAGTACATCTTTGGCTTCACTTAATCCTCAAGGCTAATCACGAATCTACTGTCGTCAATACGGATATCGGTCCGATAACTGTTGATCGCGGTCAGATGATAACTGGACGCCCGTCGCTGGTCAGAGAAACATTCATCCCCGACAACAAAGTTCGGAGCTTATTACGGACTTTTGAGTCGAAAGGTATGCTTAATATTTGCTCGATGGGGAAGAAATTTAGCCTGTTTACAATCGTTAAATATGACGATTTTCAGGCAAAAAATTGTCCAACGGTTGTCCAACAGTTGTCCAACGCAAACACCAGTAATGGTGCGGCTCTCAGCGGAGATTGTCCAACGGTTGTCCAACGGTTGTCCATAAACAATAATATAAATAATATCTCTAATACTGACGTATTAGAGAGTGCTACAGCAGACAAAAAGTCTGACAAGAAAAAACCTTCCGTTAGCTGTCAGGATGTTGTCGATGCTTACCACGAAATCCTTCCTGAAGCGCCAAGAATCCGCGCACTGAATGACAAGCGTAAAAACCAGATCCGAACGTTCTGGCGCAAAGCCGGAGTGATAACCCGCCAGCTTGACGGGCATGGGTTCACGATGCAGGACTGGAGAAATTATTTGAGCTACGTAGGCGAAAATTGCCGATGGATGTTCGAAGAGCGTCCAAACCATCAACGCGGAACCGTCTGGCACAAAAAGGGATTTGATTTCCTGCTTAACGATAATACCTACCTGAAAGTTCGTGAGGGTGAACACGATGACCGATAATTTTTATGCGCCGCCCCATAGCATCGAGGCAGAGCAGGCGGTGATTGGTGGATTGCTTCTGGATGATGACAGCAGTGAGCGCGTCCAGAAGGTTCTGGCGATGCTGAAGCCTGATTCATTTTACAGCCGGCCACACAAAATCATTTTCGAAGAAATAACCAGAATGCACCGTGAGCAAAAGCCAGTAGATGGCCTGACGCTTTTCGATGAACTGGAGCGTAAATCGTTAACGGCGTCTGTTGGCGGTTTTGCTTATATCGCTGAGATCGCAAAGAACACGCCAAGCGCAGCAAACATCGTTGCTTATGCAATGCAGGTTCGCGAAACCGCAATGGAACGCTACGCCATCAACCGCATGACTGAAGCGACGGAATTGCTCTATTCCCGCAACGGAATGACTGCAACGCAGAAGTACGAAGCTATTCAGTCGATTTTCACGCAACTGACAGACCATGCAAAAACCGGATCGCGTCGCGGCCTTCGTTCATTTGGTGAGGTCATGGAAGACTGGGTTAGCGACCTTGAGAAGCGATTTGACCCATCAGGCGAACAACGGGGAATGAGCACAGGGATCCCATCGCTGGACAGGATGCTGTCACCGAAAGGTCTGGTGAAAGGCTCTCTGTTTGTCATTGGCGCTCGCCCTAAGATGGGGAAAACGACGCTATACAGCCAGATGGCAATCAATTGCGCAGTGCATGAGAAAAAGCCCGCTTTGATGTTCAGCCTTGAAATGCCAGGTGATCAGATACTGGAAAAACTGGTAGGGCAGAAGTCTGGTGTTAACCCGAATATTTTTTACCTTCCGGCGACAAATGACGCTGATGACGGCTATCAGGGTGATTACGATGGTGACTTCAACAGGGCGATCGAAACAGCTAATCGCTTGAGTGAAATCGACATGCTTTACATCGACGACACGCCGGGATTATCTCTGGCTCAAATCGTCAGCGAAAGCCGTCGAATCAAGCGAGAAAAAGGATGTGTTGGCATGATTCTGGTCGATTACCTGACACTAATGACCGCTGAGAAGGCCGATCGCAACGACCTTGCTTACGGCATGATCACCAAAGGACTGAAGAACCTTGCCAAAGAGCTTGATTGCGTTGTTGTGCTTCTGACGCAGCTTAACCGCGCACTGGAAAGCCGAACCAATAAACGCCCATTACCAAGTGACTCACGAGATACAGGGCAGATTGAACAGGATTGCGATTATTGGGTCGGGATCCATCGTGAAGGCGCTTTTGATGACAGTGTTCCACATGGTGAAACTGAACTAATCCTTCGTCTCAATCGTCATGGCAATACCGGCACGGTGTATTGCATTCAGGCAAATGGCGCTATTTATGACACAGACCAACAGTCCGCTGAAATGCGCCGCCGTGAACGCGAGGAACCGCAATCCAAGAAGAAAGGAGGATTCTGATGACCATCTACATCACTGAGCTAATAACAGGCCTGCTGGTAATCGCAGGCCTTTTTATTTGGGGGAGAGGGAAGTCATGAAAAAACTAACCTTTGAAATTCGATCTCCAGCACATCAGCAAAACGCTATTCACGCAGTACAGCAAATCCTTCCAGACCCAACCAAACCAATCGTAGTAACCATTCAGGAACGCAACCGCAGCTTAGACCAAAACAGGAAGCTATGGGCCTGCTTAGGTGACGTCTCTCGTCAGGTTGAATGGCATGGTCGCTGGCTGGATGCAGAAAGCTGGAAGTGTGTGTTTACCGCAGCCTTAAAGCAGCAGGACGTTGTTCCTAACCTTGCCGGGAATGGCTTTGTGGTAATAGGCCAGTCAACCAGCAGGATGCGTGTAGGCGAATTTGCGGAGCTATTAGAGCTTATACAGGCATTCGGTACAGAGCGTGGCGTTAAGTGGTCAGACGAAGCTCGACTGGCTCTGGAGTGGAAAGCAAGATGGGGAGACAGGGCGGCATGAGACGACAGCGACGAAGCATCACCGACATAATCTGCGAAAACTGCAAATACCTTCCAACGAAACGCTCCAGAAATAAACGCAAGCCAATCCCAAAAGAATCTGACGTAAAAACCTTCAACTACACGGCTCACCTGTGGGATATCCGGTGGCTAAGACATCGTGCGAGGAAATGACAATGCTTTTAATTCAACCTGGATTTGGACTTAGCATCAAAAAAGGCCACATGTTTGGCGAGAAAGAGTCACAACGAAAAATGGTGTCTATCCGGTTGCCATTTATCAGTATTTATTGGCTAAACAGGGAGGCAACAAATTATTGGTATACATGCGCCAGAGCAGCATTTAACGACCCTGACTGGTTTGTGAAAAACCACCACGCAGTTCGTCAGGCAAAGAGAAAGGCCAACATGACATACATGAAGGCGTATCAAAAAGCATGGAAAGAACACCGCGATCGATACCAACAAGACATGGAAAAGCTTGAATCAGAAAACATGGAATTAAGACGAAAGCTTGGTGAAGCAAAACGAGACATTGATGCTTACAAGCGACTTTTTAATGGTGAAAGCCATGCTTAGCCCATCCCAATCCCTTCAATACCAGAAAGAAAGCGTCGAGCGAGCTTTAACGTGCGCTAACTGCGGCCAGAAGCTGCATGTGCTGGAAGTTCACGTGTGTGAGCACTGCTGCGCAGAACTGATGAGCGATCCGAATAGCTCAATGTACGAGGAAGAAGACGATGAATGATTACCTGAAATGGTATCTCTGCCACCGCTGGTTAATTAAGTTTGCTGTAAAAGACTGGATGACAGCGGATGCCAACAAGCTTAAACAACGAAAGGACTATTACTACGCCAGAATGAAGGAAAACTACTGCTCAATTCGCACTCGCATATTTATTAAAAAAGACCTTCAGTCAATTCTTCAATTGCGAGGGAAGGTAAATGGCTAACCTACGCAAAGAAGCGCGCGGAAGAGAATGCCAGGTACGTATTTACGGCGTATGCAATGGTAATCCTGAAACTACAGTTCTGGCACATTACCGGATGGCTGGAATTTGCGGAACGGGAATGAAACCTGACGACCTGATCGGAGCATGGGCTTGTAGCGCGTGTCACGATGAAATCGACCGACGCACCCATAACCTCGACAACAAAGACGCCAGACTTTACCACCTCGAAGGCGTGATCAGGACGCAGGCGATACTGCTGAAGGAGGGGAAGATTAAGTCATGAACGAATATCAGTTTGTGCTTCCATACCCACCGTCGGTGAATACCTACTGGCGAAGACGAGGAAGCCAATATTACATTAGCGATAAAGGCCAGAAATACAGAAAAGACGTTCAGAAAATCATCCGCCAACTCAAGTTAGACATTTTCACCAAATCACGACTCCGTATCAAAGTCATCGCAGACGTTCCAGACTCCCGCCGCCGCGACCTCGACAACATCCTGAAAGGTTTACTCGACTCCCTTATCCACGCTGGATTTGCGGAAGACGACGAGCAATTCGATGACATTCGCGTAATTCGTGGCGTGAAAGTACCAGGCGGAAGGCTTGGAATAAAAATCACCGAACTGGAGAACGCATGAACGCCATAATTCAAACGATACCAGAGCTTCTTATCCAGACACGAGGCAATCAGACCGAAGTGGCGAGGATGCTTTCCTGCGCAAGAGGAACAGTGCTCAAGTACAACCGAGACAGCAAAGGCGAGCGTCACGTAATAGTTAACGGCGTCCTGATGGTCAAACAGGGCAAGAGGGGAAGACCATGAGACTCGAAAGCGTAGCTAAATTTCACTCGCCAAAAAGCCCGATGATGAGCGACTCACCACGGGCCACGGCTTCTGACTCTCTTTCCGGTACTGATGTGATGGCTGCTATGGGGATGGCGCAATCACAAGCCGGATTCGGTATGGCTGCATTCTGCGGTAAGCACGAACTCAGCCAGAACGACAAACAAAAGGCTATCAACTATCTGATGCAATTTGCACACAAGGTATCGGGGAAATACCGTGGTGTGGCAAAGCTTGAAGGAAATACTAAGGCAAAGGTACTGCAAGTGCTCGCAACATTCGCTTATGCGGATTATTGCCGTAGTGCCGCGACGCCGGGCGCAAGATGCAGAGATTGCCACGGTACAGGTCGGGCGGTTGATATAGCCAAAACGGAGCAGTGGGGGAGAGTTGTTGAGAAAGAGTGCGGAAGATGCAAAGGTGTCGGCTATTCAAGAATGCCAGCAAGCGCCGCATATCGCGCTGTAACGATGCTAATCCCAAACCTTACTCAACCCACCTGGTCACGCACTGTTAAGCCGCTGTATGACGCTCTGGTGGTGCAATGCCACAAAGAAGAGTCAATCGCAGACAACATTTTGAATGCGGTCACACGTTAGCAGCATGATTGCCACGGATGGCAACATATTAACGGCATAATATTGACTTTTTGAATAAAGTTGGGTAAATTTGACTCAACGATGGATAAATGCACTCGTTAAATAAAGCCCTGAGTTAATAGCTCGGGGCTTTTTGCGTTTTAAGCACGACCTTTCTGAAAGCGCATCAAACCAAATACCAGACAGACAAAAATAATCACCTTATCCGCTGTGGCTACGGTGCGGTGTGCTTTGCATAAAAGAAAACCAGCGCAATGGCTGGCTTCGTGAAAGCGGGTGGCATGAGGTTGCGCTAACAACCTCCTGCCGTTTTGCCCGTGCATATCGGTCACGAACAAATCTGATTACTAAACACAGTAGCCTGGATTTGTTCTATCAGTAATCGACCTTATTCCTAATTAAATAGAGCAAATCCCCTTATTGGGGGTAAGACATGAAGATGCCAGAAAAACATGACCTGTTAGCCGCCATTCTCGCGGCAAAGGAACAAGGCATCGGGGCAATCCTTGCGTTTGCAATGGCGTACCTTCGCGGCAGATATAATGGCGGTGCGTTTACAAAAACAGTAATCGACGCAACGATGTGCGCCATTATCGCCTGGTTCATTCGTGACCTTCTCGACTTCGCAGGACTAAGTAGCAATCTCGCTTATATAACGAGCGTGTTCATCGGCTACATCGGTACTGACTCGATTGGTTCGCTTATCAAACGCTTCGCTGCTAAAAAAGCCGGAGTAGAAGATGGTGGAAATCAATAATCAACGTAAGGCGTTCCTCGATATGCTGGCGTGGTCAGAGGGAACTGATAATGGACGTCAGAAAACCAGAAATCATGGTTATGACGTCATTGTAGGCGGAGAGCTATTTACCGATTACTCCGATCACCCTCGCAAACTTGTCACGCTAAACCCAAAACTCAAATCAACAGCAGCCGGGCGCTATCAGCTTCTTTCCCGTTGGTGGGATGCCTATCGTAAGCAGCTTGGCCTGAAAGACTTCTCTCCCAAAAGCCAGGACGCTGTTGCGCTGCAGCAGATTAAGGAGCGTGGCGCTTTGCCGATGATTGATCGCGGTGATATCCGTCAGGCTATCGACCGTTGCAGCAATATCTGGGCTTCACTGCCGGGGGCTGGTTATGGTCAGTTCGAGCATAAGGCTGACAACCTGATTGCAAAATTCAAAGAGGCTGGCGGAACGGTCAGAGAGATTGAGGTATGAGCAGAGTAACCGCGATTATCTCCGCTCTGGTTATCTGCATCATCGTCTGCCTGTCATGGGCTGTTAATCATTACCGTGATAACGCCATCGCCTATAAAGAACAGCGTGATAAAAAAGTCAGTGAGCTGAAGCAGGCGACCGCCACCATTACTGACATGCAGCAACGCCAGCGTGCTGCTGATGTACTCGATGCTAAATACACGAAGGAGTTAGCTGATGCGAAAGCTGAAAATGATGCTCTTCGTCGCAAGCTTGATAATGGTGGCAGGGTGCTCGTCAAAGGAAAATGCCCTGTGCCATCCTCAGCCGAAACCTCCGGCGCCTCCGGCATGGGCAATGATGCCACCGTCGAACTCTCTCCAGTTGCTGGACGAAACGTTCTCGGTGTCCGGGACGGAATTATCCGCGACCAAACAGCACTGAGAACTCTTCAGGAATACATCAGGACGCAATGCCTTCGATGATAGCGATAATTTTACTCATCATCCTTCACATCTGGCTCTGTAGACAGGGTGGTGATCACTTCTGGAGTGAATCCAGATTAAACATCTCATTGCTGATGCTTGAAGTTGAGCATCTGGCGCGCGGTAAGGGGCTGCGTTGAGATAAGAGCCAGTTCATTACAAAGCCTATCTACGGGTGGGCTTGATAATGAAACCGGAATTTATTCTGGGCAACCAGTTACGGCAGTACCGCGAAACAACCCAAGCCAGTAAGTGGGGAAATAACACTGGCAGCCACTGAAAGATGAACCTCCAGCCTTATGGCAAAAAAGATTCTTTGTGGTGGCGGACTGATGGAAAGACATCGGTTATTGCAGAGGCCATTCAATGAGTGGTCTCGACAATGAGTAAAAGCACAATATGTGAGGCAGAAACGAATTGGTTATATTGAGTTTAGGATGGATTTGAGCCCATAGGGAGTGGGAACGTAACCCAGCCCCCGAGGTAGAAGAGAGCGACATCGACCATGGTGAGTTCTTCGGTATTCGAGGTTAAGCGTTTTACCGTATTCATGAATTTTTCTGAATATTTCCTCATGGCAACCCCCTTGCTTTTGGCTATATCGCTAACAACTTTTACTGCTTTTGGTATCAGTGGATAAAACAAAAGTCCTACTGCTGTAATGTTTTTCACCACTTGAACGATATCGCTTCCGGCACTCCCTATGGGCTCGTAGGGAGATAGTTTAACTAAATAAAGAGAATAAGCAATGGCACTTACCGAAAAATAAGAAACGTTCGGTCGCGAGTACCTCATCGATTTAAACGCCACACAAGCGGCTATTCGGGGGCAGTTCTAAGATTGCTATCAACTGCCACCCGAAAAACCGTCAAAACTTGACGTCCAACCAAGAATTATTGAGTTGTAAACTCAACGCAATGATCTGGTTGGTATAAATGTGACATATGTCATGAATCGACTAGTTGAGATAGTCAAGATGGGCTTGCTTGACATCATCACCACAACCGGAGCCAACAATGGCAGAGATTATCCCCATGACTGAAGAACAGAAATTCCAGTTAGAGATTTACAAACTGGTCATGAACCAGAACGCAGCCGCAGAGGAAGCATTTCAATTCATTGGCACTGACGAACTGAAGCTTGAGCTATTCAAAATTCACTTCCAGTCAGGCGGCGCTAATTCAGATATCACGACCCGCACAATCGAAGCGGTGCGTAAATCGAAGGAAGCGTTAGACCTGTTCACCACCGGAGCATGATGTGAGCCGCGTAATCAATTTGGGTAAGGAGAAGAAATTCCCAATTACTCAAGAGCTATACGAGCGGCTTGAAAGCGTTATTCATGATTACGATGGTGAAATCAGTTTGTGTGAGGCGATTGGCACACTCGAATTGCTGAAGCAGTCATTGATTGAAGGTGCAAAAGAGTTCTCAACCTGAAATGACAATTAAGTGAGATGAATATGGCAGCACTAAGCATGCTGCCTTTTATCGTGGATAAGTTTAACCGCGGGCTTCACGACCGTTTTCGTCTTCAGGCACACGGAAACGCCAGTACTTATCTGGCTTAACCCAAACGACATCATCGCCACTATCAACTCTAAATGCATTTATAACTTTGGTTGAAAGTACTTGGTTGCCATCTGCATTTTCTTTCAGGTGCTGCTCATTACCTGTCTTTATCAGGTAATCGACAACATCTTGCTGATAAAGGCATCTGTCAGTTGCTAATGCGGACATCATCCACTTTGTTATATCAGCAACTTTTAAATGAGACGCGCTTGGGCTTATGGCTTTGGGTTTGTGTCCGTTAAAGACTCTTCAGCAAAGTGTCCTTTCTCAAGTTTTTTCCCTGCAAACCATTGGCATGTGTATGTTCCAGTAAAAGAACCTCCGAATTCGTGGATTTCGTATACAGACATCTCAGGACCGCCTGATTTCAAATATACGGAATCGCCAATTTTAAATAACGCTTTTCTTACAGTCGAAGATTTGCTCATAACTAATCACCTTCATAAGAGAAAACATGGCACTCACTGACAAGCAAGAAATGTTCTGTCGCGAGTACCTCATCGATTTAAACGCCACGCAAGCGGCTATTCGGGCGGGGTACAGCGCAAAGACAGCTAACCGTACCGCATCCGAAAACCTGTCAAAACCTGACATCAAGTTAAGAATCTCCGAACTGAAAGCGCAACGCAATGATCTTGTTGGTATTAATGCAGAATATGTACTTAACCGCCTTATTGAAATCGACCAGATGGATGTGCTCGACATTCTCCTGCAAAACGGTGAGTTAAAGCCCATTAAAGACTGGCCTAAGGTATGGCGCACAACGCTATCAGGAATGGATGTCGTGGAGATGGTATCCGCAGATAGTGCCGCACTTCTGAAGAAAATCAAATGGCCTGATAAGGTCAAAAACCTCGAACTTCTTGGTAAGCATGTTTCCGTTCAGGCATTTAAAGAACAAGCTTCTCACGAGCTAACCGGTAAAGACGGCGGCGCAATACAGATTGAAACATCACCGATGAGCACTCTATTCGGAAAATGACCTCGATTAATCCTATCTTTGAACCGTTCATTGAGGCGCATCGCTACAAAGTCGCCAAAGGCGGTCGAGGTAGCGGCAAATCATGGGCAATTGCGAGGCTGCTTGTTGAAGCGGCGCGTCGTCAGCCAGTGCGTATTCTCTGCGCTCGTGAACTGCAAAACAGTATCAGCGATTCGGTAATCCGGTTGCTTGAAGATACCATCGAGCGTGAAGGGTATTCGGCTGAGTTTGAAATTCAGCGTTCAATGATCCGTCATCTCGGAACGAATGCTGAATTCATGTTCTACGGCATAAAAAACAACCCGACGAAGATTAAATCGCTCGAAGGCATTGATATCTGCTGGGTGGAAGAAGCGGAAGCGGTAACGAAGGAATCATGGGATATCCTGATACCAACCATCCGCAAGCCGTTTTCCGAAATATGGGTGAGCTTTAACCCGAAAAACATACTCGACGATACCTATCAGCGATTCGTCGTAAATCCTCCCGATGATATTTGTCTGCTGACGGTGAACTACACCGACAACCCGCACTTTCCTGAAGTTCTCCGTCTGGAGATGGAAGAGTGTAAACGCAGAAATCCGACACTGTATCGTCACATCTGGCTTGGTGAGCCAGTAAGCGCAAGTGATATGGCAATCATCAAACGTGAATGGCTTGAAGCCGCAACCGATGCGCACAAGAAACTCGGATGGAAAGCGAAAGGCGCTGTTGTTTCTGCGCATGACCCGTCAGATACAGGGCCAGATGCTAAAGGTTATGCATCGCGTCACGGTTCGGTAGTTAATCGCATTGCCGAAGGTCTGCTGATGGACATCAACGAGGGCGCTGACTGGGCTACTTCGCTGGCGATTGAAGACGGCGCTGACCATTACCTGTGGGATGGTGATGGTGTTGGTGCCGGGCTACGCAGACAGACAACGGAAGCGTTCTCCGGCAAGAAAATCACCGCCACGATGTTCAAGGGCAGCGAATCGCCATTCAATGAAGATGCACCGTATCAAGCCGGAGCATGGGCTGATGAAGTCGTACAGGGCGACAACGTTCGCACTATTGGTGATGTATTCCGCAATAAGCGAGCGCAATTCTATTACGCGCTGGCTGACAGGCTGTATCTGACATATCGGGCGGTTGTCTACGGTGAGTATGCAGACCCCGACGACATGCTGAGTTTCGACAAAGAAGCAATAGGCGAGAATATGCTGGAGAAGCTGTTTGCAGAACTGACGCAGATTCAGCGCAAATTCAATAACAACGGGAAGCTGGAGCTAATGACTAAGGTCGAAATGAAGCAGAAGCTCGGTATTCCATCTCCTAACCTGGCTGATGCGCTGATGATGTGTATGCATTGCCCGGCATTGGACCGTGAAGAAACTGAAATATACGTTCCCTCATCCTCCGGTTGGTAAACATGGCAGAGACATTAGAGAAAAAACATGAGCGGATCATGCTCAGGTTTGACCGCGCCTATTCTCCACAGCAGGAAGTGCGCGAAAAGTGCATTGAAGCTACGAGGTTTGCTCGTGTCCCCGGAGGTCAATGGGAAGGAGCAACGGCGGCTGGAACTAAGCTTGATGAGCAGTTCGAGAAGTATCCTAAGTTTGAAATCAATAAGGTAGCAACTGAACTTAACCGCATCATTGCAGAATACCGCAATAACAGAATCACCGTTAAGTTTCGTCCTGGTGACAGAGAGGCAAGCGAAGAGTTAGCCAATAAATTAAATGGTCTGTTCCGTGCTGACTACGAAGAAACTGATGGCGGTGAGGCTTGCGATAATGCATTTGACGACGCTGCTACTGGTGGTTTCGGTTGCTTCCGTTTGACGTCGATGCTGGTCAATGAATACGACCCCATGGACGATCGTCAGCGTATTGCTATTGAACCAATATACGACCCGTCGCGCTCTGTGTGGTTTGACCCTGACGCTAAGAAGTACGACAAATCTGACGCGTTGTGGGCGTTCTGCATGTATTCGTTGTCACCTGAAAAATATGAGGCTGAATACGGAAAGAAACCTCCTGCTTCTCTGGACGTAACGTCTATGACCAGTTGGGAATATGACTGGTTTGATGCAGATGTTATTTACATAGCGAAGTATTACGAAGTTCGTAAAGAGTCTGTTGACGTTATCAGTTATCGACATCCAATCACTGGAGAGATTGCAACATACGACAGTGATCAGGTTGAAGATATTGAAGATGAACTGGCAATAGCTGGATTTCAGGAAGTGGCAAGGCGCTCAGTGAAGCGCCGTCGTGTGTATGTATCCGTAGTGGATGGTGATGGTTTCCTTGAGAAACCTCGACGTATTCCTGGTGAGCATATCCCCCTCATCCCGGTTTATGGAAAACGCTGGTTCATTGATGACATTGAGCGTGTCGAAGGGCACATTGCAAAAGCAATGGATCCACAGCGTTTGTACAACCTTCAGGTTTCAATGCTGGCTGATACTGCAGCGCAAGACCCCGGTCAGATCCCTATAGTTGGCATGGAGCAAATTCGTGGACTTGAGAAGCACTGGGAGGCTCGCAACAAGAAACGCCCAGCATTCTTGCCGTTGCGCGAAGTGAGAGATAAATCTGGCAACATTATCGCTGGAGCTACCCCGGCAGGATATACACAGCCTGCGGTTATGAATCAGGCATTGGCTGCATTACTACAGCAAACCAGTGCAGATATTCAGGAGGTTACAGGCGGCAGTCAGGCTATGCAGCAGATGCCAAGTAATATTGCTCAGGAAACGGTTAACAACTTGATGAACAGAGCAGATATGGCTTCGTTTATCTATCTGGACAATATGGCGAAAAGTCTTAAACGCGCTGGTGAAGTATGGCTGTCAATGGCGCGTGAAGTGTACGGTTCAGAACGTGAAGTGCGCATCGTTAACGAAGATGGAAGTGATGATATCGCTGTCCTGAGCGCACAGGTTGTTGACAGGCAAACAGGGGCTGTTGTTGCGTTAAATGACCTTTCTGTCGGTCGATACGATGTGACGGTTGATGTTGGACCAAGCTACACAGCACGACGTGATGCAACGGTTTCTGTACTGACAAATGTCCTTAGCTCTATGCTTCCAACAGACCCAATGCGCCCGGCAATTCAGGGTATTATTCTGGACAATATCGATGGCGAAGGCCTTGATGACTTCAAAGAGTACAACCGAAACCAACTGCTGATATCTGGTATTGCAAAACCACGCAATGAGAAAGAGCAGCAGATTGTTCAACAGGCGCAAATGGCAGCACAAAGCCAGCCAAATCCTGAAATGGTTCTCGCTCAGGCGCAAATGGTAGCAGCGCAGGCAGAAGCGCAAAAAGCAACTAACGAAACTGCTCAAACTCAAATCAAAGCATTTACTGCCCAGCAGGATGCGATGGAGAGTCAGGCAAACACTGTCTATAAACTGGCTCAAGCCAGAAACATCGATGACAAAGCAGTGATGGAGGCAATACGCCTTCTGAAAGATGTCGCCGAGTCACAACAACAGCAATTCCAGTCACCACCACAGTCACCGGCAGACTTAATGCCGAGTTAACCAGGAGTAATCAATGGAAAACGAACTGATCATCGACGGTCAGGTTATTGACCTGTCTGAAACACAGGAAAATGCAGAAGAAACCATCATCCAAACAGAGTCACAGCCTGAGAATAAAAGCCAGGATGACAACGGAAAAGAGATGGCAACTGATCCTGAAAAAACCGAAGAGACACCAGAAGATTACGCCTTGCGTATTGGTGATGAAGAAATTCAGCTTAACGCTGACGATGATGATCACATTGACGGGCAACCTGCACCGCAATGGGTGAAAGATCTTCGCAAAGGCTTCAAAGAAACACAGAAAGAAAACCGTGAGTTGCGCCGCCAGCTTGAGGAAGCATTAGCCAAGCCTGCGGAACATCAGCAACCACAACTAGACGCTATTCCACCAAAACCGACTCTTGAGTCGTGTGATTATGACGAACAGGCGTTTGAACAGGCATTGACTGATTGGCATGAGAAAAAAGGCCGTGTCGAACAGCAGCAGCAACAAAAACTACGTCAGCAACAGGAATACCAACAGCGTTTCCAGCAAAGGGTAGAAGCGCATAAACAACGGGCAGCCAAACTTCCTGTGAAAGATTATCAGGAAATGGAGGCCATTGTTCTTAGTGAGCTACCACCAATTCAGCAGGAAATCATCATTCACTGTGCAGACGAAGGCTCTGAACTACTCGCCTATGGCTTAGGTAAGAGCCAGCAATTACGCCAGCGTGTAGCCGCTGAGACAGATCCAATTCGCGCAGCATTCCTCTTGGGGCAGATTAGCAAACAGGTAAGCCTTGCTCCAAAACCAAAGAAAGCCATCAAGCCAGAGCCGGAAGTACGTGGTGGCGGTGCTGATGCGAAACAAGACGAATTCAACAAATTATGCCCCGGCGCAAAAATCGAATAAGGAAAAGATAAATGCCTAACAATCTCGACAGTAACGTCAGTCAAATCGTTCTGAAAAAATTCCTTCCGGGTTTTATGTCAGATTTAGTTCTGGCGAAAACCGTAGACCGTCAGTTGCTGGCAGGTGAAATCAACTCCAGCACTGGCGATAGCGTTAGCTTTAAACGTCCGCATCAATTCTCATCCCTCCGTACTCCCACTGGTGATATTTCAGGGCAAAATAAAAACAACCTGATCTCAGGTAAAGCTACGGGGCGTGTAGGTAACTACATCACTGTTGCTGTTGAATATCAGCAACTGGAGGAAGCGATCAAGCTTAACCAACTGGAAGAAATTCTCGCGCCGGTTCGCCAGCGAATCGTTACCGACCTTGAAATAGAGCTTGCTCACTTCATGATGAATAACGGTGCGTTGTCACTTGGTAGCCCCAATACTCCAATCACCAAATGGTCTGATGTTGCGCAGACGGCATCTTTCCTGAAAGACCTCGGCGTTAATGAAGGTGAAAACTATGCTGTAATGGATCCATGGTCTGCACAGCGACTTGCTGATGCGCAGACTGGTTTGCACGCTTCAGATCAATTGGTTCGTACTGCATGGGAGAATGCACAGATCCCAACCAATTTTGGCGGCATTCGCGCACTGATGTCTAATGGGCTTGCCTCTCGTACGCAGGGGGCATTTGGCGGAACACTGACAGTCAAAACACAGCCAACTGTTACCTATAACGCAGTTAAAGACTCATACCAGTTCACTGTAACATTGACCGGAGCGACAACCAGCGTTACAGGTTTCCTGAAAGCTGGTGATCAGGTTAAATTCACCAATACCTACTGGCTGCAACAGCAGACCAAACAGGCGTTGTATAACGGAGCCACACCAATTAGCTTCACTGCAACGGTTACTGCTGATGCTGATTCAGACGGCAGTGGCGATGTGACGGTTACGCTTTCTGGTGTTCCGATTTATGACACTACAAACCCGCAGTACAACTCTGTAAGTCGTCATGTAGCGGCAGGCGATGCCGTATCTGTAGTAGGCACTGCTAGCCAGACAATGAAGCCAAACCTGTTCTATAACAAGTTCTTCTGTGGACTTGGCTCTATCCCACTGCCGAAACTGCACAGTATTGATTCTGCTGTTGCAACATATGAAGGTTTCTCCATCCGCGTACATAAATACGCAGATGGCGATGCCAACGTGCAAAAAATGCGCTTCGACTTACTGCCTGCATATGTGTGCTTTAACCCTCACATGGGCGGTCAGTTCTTCGGTAATCCGTAATAACAAGGGGCTTACGCCCCTTTTATGTTTTAAGGAAACAATATGGATCGCATGAGTGTATTCCTTGCCGCAGATAACGAATCCGGGCATGTACAGGCCGTTATCGCAGAAAAAGACTTCCAGTTTTTCGAAAAGTTGGGCTTTGTTGCCTCAGTTGATGAATTGAAACCGACCAGTAAGCGAGGTCGTAAGGCGGCAGACAATGGCAACAGTACTGACAAAGGGTGAGATCGTCCTTTTTGCGCTTCGTAAGTTTGCTATTGCTTCTAATGCATCGCTGACTGATGTTGAGCCGCAATCAATTGAAGATGGTGTAAATGATCTGGAAGATATGATGTCCGAGTGGATGATTAACCCCGGCGACATTGGTTACGCTTTCGCAACTGGAGATGAGCAGCCATTACCAGATGATGAGTCAGGTCTTCCAAGAAAATACAAACACGCAGTAGGCTATCAGTTATTGCTGAGAATGCTATCTGATTACAGCCTTGAGCCAACTCCGCAAGTTCTCAGTAACGCCCAACGCTCATATGATGCCTTGATGACCGACACTCTGGTTGTTCCTTCAATGCGACGACGTGGAGATTTTCCTGTAGGACTGGGTAATAAATATGACGTGTTCACATCTGACCGATATTATCCAGGCGATCTCCCTCTGATTGATGGCGATATCCCAAACGCATAGGTGAATAAATGCCTATTCAGCAACTTCCGCTTATGAAAGGTGTCGGCAAAGACTTCCGAAACGCCGACTATATCGACTATCTGCCAGTGAATATGCTGGCTACACCCAAAGAAATCCTGAACAGCAGCGGATATCTTCGCTCATTCCCGGGCATTGCCAAACGCTCTGATGTGAACGGCGTATCTCGCGGCGTCGAGTACAACATGGCGCAGAGTGCTGTTTATCGCGTGTGTGGCGGCAAGCTGTACAAAGGAGAAAGTGAAGTCGGTGATGTTGCCGGAAGTGGTCGTGTATCAATGGCGCATGGTCGGACATCACAGGCGGTAGGCGTTAATGGTCAACTGGTCGAGTATCGCTATGATGGCACGGTTAAAACCGTCTCAAACTGGCCTACAGACAGCGGATTCACGCAGTATGAGTTAGGCTCAGTCCGCGATATTACGCGCTTACGTGGGCGTTATGCGTGGTCAAAAGACGGTACTGATTCATGGTTTATCACTGACCTTGAAGACGAATCTCATCCTGACCGTTACAGCGCACAATATCGCGCAGAGTCTCAGCCTGACGGCATCATCGGCATCGGAACATGGCGAGACTTCATCGTCTGCTTTGGTTCATCGACGATTGAATATTTTTCCCTGACTGGTGCAACCACTGTTGGTGCTGCTTTGTATGTCGCACAGCCATCACTGATGGTGCAGAAAGGCATTGCCGGGACTTACTGTAAAACGCCATTCGCTGATTCTTATGCGTTCATCAGCAATCCGGCAACAGGTGCGCCGTCTGTGTACATCATCGGATCCGGTCAGGTATCACCAATCGCCAGCGCGAGCATTGAGAAAATTCTCCGCTCCTACACTGCTGATGAACTGGCTGATGGTGTGATGGAGTCTCTGCGATTTGATGCGCATGAGCTGCTGATTATCCATCTTCCGCGCCATGTTCTCGTGTACGACGCATCTTCAAGCGCCAATGGTCCGCAATGGTGTGTACTGAAAACAGGCCTGTATGACGATGTGTACCGCGCTATCGACTTCATTTACGAAGGCAATCAGATAACGTGCGGCGATAAGCTGGAGTCCGTGACCGGGAAATTGCAATTCGATATCAGCAGCCAGTACGAAAAGCAACAGGAACACCTGCTGTTTACTCCGTTGTTCAAAGCGGATAACGCCAGAGTTTTCGACCTTGAAGTTGAATCTTCAACTGGCGTTGCGCAGTATGCTGACCGACTGTTCCTCTCTGCAACTACTGACGGCATCAATTACGGGCGTGAGCAGATGATTGAGCAAAATGAACCGTTCGTTTACGACAAACGCGTTTTGTGGAAGCGTGTCGGGCGAATCAGGAAAAATGTTGGCTTCAAATTGCGCGTTATCACGAAGTCACCTGTCACTCTGTCTGGCTGCCAGATAAGGATTGAGTAATGGCGGATTCGAATCTCAATGTGCCGGTAATCATCCAAGCTACGCGGCTCGATACATCAATCCTTCCACGCAATATCTTCTCGCAGTCATATCTGCTGTACGTTATTGCACAGGGTACTGATGTTGGTAACGTGGCTAACAAGGCCAACGAGGCCGGACAGGGCGCTTATGATGCACAAGTCAGGAACGATGAGCAGGATGTGATTCTCGCTGACCATGAGCAGCGAATTTCTGCTGCGGAAGCAACGCTTGTTAATCATGAGGAGCGAATCAGCCAGGCAGAATCAACTCTTCAGGAACATGAAACGCGAATCGCTCAGAATGAAAGCGATATTGCGTCGCTTGATACCAGAGTTCAGTCGCTGGAATCGCAGGTTTCAGAACATGAAACGCGCATCGATGCTCTGGAGTATGCCACTACTCGCAAGAAGTCAGAGGTTGTTTACTCTGGCGTATCAGTAACCATCCCGACAGCGCCGACCAACCTTGTTAGCCTGCTGAAAACGCTCACGCCGTCATCCGGCTCGTTGACACCATTCTTCGACACCGTTAACAACAAGATGGTTGTGTTCAACGAGAACAAAACCCTGTTCTTCAAGCTGTCGATTGTCGGGACGTGGCCCAGCGGAACCGCCAACAGGTCAATGCAGCTAACCTTTTCCGGCGCTGTTCCTGACACGCTGGTAAGCAGTCGCAACTCGGCGACAACAACCGATAACATCCTGTTAGCTACGTTCTTCAGCGTGGATAAAGACGGATTTCTTGCCACAAATGGCAGCGCGTTAACCATTCAGTCAAATGGTGCGGCGTTTACTGCCACAACCATCAAGATAATCGCGGAGCAGTGATGATTCAGTTCAAACCAACGCGAAACATCGACCTGATAGAAGCCGTGGGAAATCACCCCGACATTATCGCCGGGAGCAACAACGGTGATGGATACGACTACAAGCCTGAATGCCGTTACTTTGAGGTGAACGTGCACGGGCAGTTCGGCGGAATTGTTTACTATCAGGAGATTCAGCCGCTGACATTCGATTGCCACGCCATGTACCTGCCAGAGGTTCGTGGATTCAGCAAGGAAATCGGGCTGGCGTTCTGGAGATACATTCTGACTAACACCACTGTTCAGTGTGTCACATCGTTCGCTGCGCGCAAATTCCGCCACGGGCAGATGTACTGCGCAATGATTGGCCTTAATCGTGTAGGAACCATCAAGAAATACTTCAAAGGCGTGGATGACGTGACATTTTACAGTGCTACACGCGAAGAACTAATCGAATTCCTGAATCACGGGAGATAGCCATGTTATATGCATTTAAGCTGGGCAGAAAACTGCGCGGCGAGGAACCTTATTGCCCTGAAAAAGGCGGGAAAGGTGGCAGTTCTGATAAAAGCGCAAAGTATGCCGCAGAAGCTCAGAAGTATGCCGCAGACCTGCAAAATCAGCAGTGGCAGACGATCATGAAAAACCTTGCTCCGTTCACGCCGCTTGCGGAGCAGTATGTTAACCAGCTTCAGAATCTTTCCAGTTTAGAAGGACAGGGGCAGGCACTTAATCAGTATTACAACTCTCAGCAGTATAAAGACCTTGCAGGTCAGGCTCGCTACCAGAATCTTGCTGCTGCGGAGGCGACGGGGGGACTTGGTTCGACAGCCACAAGCAATCAACTGGCTACGATCGCGCCGACTCTCGGTCAGTCTTGGTTATCAAACCAGATGAGCAATTACAACAATCTGGCAAACGTTGGGCTTGGTGCTCTGCAAGGTCAGGCAAACGCCGGGCAGACGTACGCCAACAACATGAGCAGCATTGCACAGCAAAGCGCAGCTCTTGCCGCTGCTAATGCCAACAAACCATCAAGTCTTCAGACAGCAATTAGCGGCGGAACGTCCGGTGCGATTGCCGGTGCAGGTCTTGCCAGCCTTTTGGGAACATCAACACCTTGGGGCGCTGGCATTGGTGCTGGTATCGGATTGCTTGGTTCGTTGTTTTAAGGGGTAATCATGGCTACTTGGCAAGGATCAAATGGCGGATTGTTGGCTGGTATCGGCGGCGTCAACTCAAACGCTCCGAGCGTAAATGACATCGGCAATACGCTTCAGCTTATCAGGCAGAACAATGATATTGAGCGTTCAGGCGCTAACAATGTTGGGCTGACTGCTTTGCAAGGACTTTCAGGTATTGCGGGGGTGTTTCAGCAGGAAAAGCAGGCTCAGCGGCAGAAAGAATTTCAGCAGGCATACGCTAATGCTTATGCGTCTGGTGATCGCGGTGCTTTGCGTCAGTTGGCTACTCAATATCCAGACCAGATTGAATCCGTTCGTAAAGGCATGGGATTCATTGATGAAGAGCAGCGTAATTCTATCGGCACCTTAGCAGCTGGCGCACGCCTTGCGGCCTCGTCTCCAGAAGCAATGCAATCATGGCTGCAAAACAACGCCAAGGAACTGGCGCGCGTCGGCGTTGACCCTAACAACGTTGCTCAGATGTATCAGCAGAATCCTTCAGGATTTGGTGAGTTTGTTGATCACCTCGGAATGGCTGCTCTTGGTCCGATTGATTACTTCAATGTTCAGGACAAGATGGCTGGTCGTGAGATTGACAGAGGCAGACTGGCAGAGACAATCCGCAGCAATCAGGCCGGAGAGGCGCTAACAGCACGAGGTCAGAACATCACGATGCGCGGTCAGGATTTATCTGCTTCTACTGCGCGACGCGGGCAGGATTTGGCAATGCAGCGAGCGTCAACAAGAGGAACCGCTGGGAATGATGAGCGTACAGTTCAGTTATCAGATGGCAGAACTGTAACGGTAGGCGGGAAGCTTCACGGCGCTGGGGCTAATGCGTTCTACGAAGGCATCGACAACGAGGGGAATATGGTTCGCGTTCCTGCCAGTTCAATCGCAGCGCCTGCAACATCGTCTGCATCAGCACAAAACTATGCCATGAAGAAGGATATCGACGCGATCGCAAATGCAGACGCTTCTGCTCTCGATTTCATGACAGGAATGACAGGCGGTGCAGGTAATCCAGCAATTGGTGCTGATGTTCGCAGCCGATTAACAGGAAAAGAGCAGCGCCAGTTATATAACTCAGCACAACGTATTCAGGGCAGAATGCAGAATCAGGGTGTGGCGGCAGCAAGGGACATGGGGGCCAGTGGTATTAACACCGTTGCAGAAGCGAAGATGTATTTTCAGGGGATGCCGCAGGTTGACTATTCAAGCCCGGAGGCTATGCAGCAGTCGATTCGTGAGATTCAGGAATACACCAACAATTACAACCAACAATATAACGTTAATGTTGGTAAATCTCAGCGGCAGCAATCTCAACCTGCACAGGTATCACAGCCAGCAGCCAGCAGTAACTTTTCTTCACTATGGGGTGATTAATGGCTAAAGCATGGAAAGATGTTATCGCCTCTCCACAGTATCAGGCGTTAGCACCAGAACAAAAAGCGCAGGCTCAGGAGCAATACTTCAATGAAGTCGTGGCCCCGCAAGCCGGAGAAAATGCAGAGCAGGCTAAGCAAGCTTTCTATGCTGCCTATCCATTGCCATCTGTGCAGCAAGTGAAGACACAGCAACCAGTTGCACAGCAACAACCACAGCAAAGTGGATTTATGTCTGATCTTGGTGAAGCAGTAAAAGAGACTGGTCGCGGACTGGTGCAGGCTGGCGTGAACGTGGCAAACATACCTGCATCAGTTGCCGATGCTGTAACAAGCGCGGCGGCTTGGGCTGGCGGTAAACTAGGCATTGGCGATGGTACATATCAACCAGCGCCACGAGTAACAACGCAGGGATTAGAGCAGGACTTTGGCCTTCAGCAAGGCGCGCTGACTCCACAAACGACAGAGGGAAGGGTATTTGCTGAAGCATTGCCTTACCTCACTCCTGCTGGCGTTGAGAGAGCGGCAACACAGGCACCAACACTTGCTGGTCGAATTGCTCAGGGGGCAACTCGCCTTCTAGCAGAAAACGCAGTTGGATCACTTGCTGCAAACAGTGCGAAAGATGATGCGGAAGCACTCGCCACCGATTTAGGCGTTGGTGTGCTGGCTGGCGGTGCTATTAACGCTGCCGGACGTGGATTAGGTGCTGCTTATCGTGGTGTTCGTGGTTCGATAGCACCAGAAGCTCAACAGGCTATCAGGTTTGCAGAGCGTGAAGGAGTTCCTCTGCACACCACAGACCTGTTACAGCCTACTTCCCGCGTCGGGAAAATGGCGCAGACTACAGCAGAAAATATCCCCCTGGCTGGCACAAGCGGAATGAGAGCAACGCAACAGGAAGCGAGAAGTCAGTTGGTGCAGAGATTTGCTGATAAATTCGGTGAGTATGATCCAGCGGTTGTTATTGACAGCCTTAAAGCGAAAACATCAGGAATTCGTCGTGCTGCCGGTAATCGACTGGAGCAGGTTCAGAATGCTATGGCTGGAGTAAACATTCAGCCTGTGCGAGCAATTCAGCAGATTGATACTGAGATATCTAACCTGCAGAAGCTTGGTAAGGTCGCTGATAACGAGACGATTTCAAAACTTCAATCCTATCGTGATGAGCTTATTCGCAATGCTGGCCCTGATGGTCCTGTAAATCTGGATTTGAAGCAATTAAGCGACCTGCGCAGCCAGTTCAGAATGGACGTGAAGGGTGAGCGACCAGTGTTACCAAACCGTTCCGATGCTGCCATTCAGCGCGTTTACAAGGCAATGACCGACGATATCAATGGTGCCATTGGTCAGAATCTTGGCAACGATACTCTCCGTAAATATCAGCAGGCCAATGCCGTCTATGCTGACGAAGCAGCGAAACTAAAGAATACCAGGCTGAAGAATGTTCTCATGAAAGGCGATCTGACGCCGGAAGTTGTCAACAACATGCTATTCAGCAAGAACAAATCGGAAATTAAGACTCTGTATAACTCAGTTGGTCGTGTTGGCAGGGCGCAAATGCGCAATGGCATCATTGGAAAGGCGATGGAGAAATCAGGTGGTTCCCCTGATCAGTTCCTTCGACAGCTTAACATCCTGCAAAACCAGACTGGCATCACATTTAAGGGGCAGGACGCTGCTTATCTGAAAGGATTGAAAAACTACCTGCAATCCACGCAACAGGCTGCAAAAGCGGCAGTAACAACACCAACAGGGCAGCAAACCATCCCGTTCATTATCGGATATGGGACGGCAATGAACCCGGCGACAACTGGCGCAGCAGTAAGCTACGGACTTCTTACTCGCGCCTATGAGAGCGAGCCATTCAGAAATGCAATGCTCCGAATGGCAAACACCCCACGCGGATCAACAGCGTTTGAGAAAGCCATGCAGCAGGCGCAAAAGGCCATTAACGCCCTTACTCAGGGTGCCAAGTCTGATGCGTTGTCAGAATAGCTTCGCAAACACCAGGAACGTGCAAAAACCAAATATGTAGAACGCAATGTTCAGCATATCTCTTTGCATAAATCCTCCGTAACTGATGGTTAGCTGCTGTCTTTTTTATATAGCTCCTTGAGCGTACCAAAGACAATTTTCTTAACCATATCAGATTGTTGTTCTGCCATACGCTCTGCATCGTCAATGTAAACAGATGCAGAGCTTTGTTTAGCCAATGATTCTTCAATCGCTGCAATTATCTCTGAGTTCAGCGACCTGTTATTCATCTTCGCACGCTGCTTAATTTTCGCGTGGAGTTCATGCGGAAGTCTCAAGTGAAACTGCGCCTCGTCGTATTTGCTGTACATCCTTGATGCCTCACCAGTTGGGTGGAATGGCATCGTAGCCTACTGGATAAACACTCAATAGTACCATTTCGGTATGCAATTACATCATGGTTGCATCATATCATTCGTTTGGAGCAATGAAATGTCAGATATCACCGCAAATGTTGTGGTAAGCATGCCTTCGCAACTCTTCACTATGGCTCGTTCTTTTAAAGCCGTAGCCAATGGTAAAATTTATATCGGTAAAATTGACACTGATCCGGTAAATCCAGAAAACCAGATTCAGGTTTATGTGGAGAACGAAGACGGCTCTCACGTTCCTGTTTCGCAACCAATCATCATTAATGCTGCTGGATATCCGGTATATAACGGACAGATTGCCAAATTCGTAACTGAGCAAGGCCATTCTATGGCTGTTTATGATGCGTATGGTGCACAGCAGTTCAAATTCCCAAATGTGCTGAAGTACGCCCCTGATCAATTTGAGATTAGGCTTTCTAATCAAGACGGCGCTGGTCTTGTTGGGATTATGCCATATGGCACGGTACAGGATGCCATCAAATGGGTTGTCCCCGAGGTATTCCCCGGAAGTAATGCGTCAGAAAAATTACAGGCAGCTGTAAATTATGCGGTTGCAAACAAAACGAGAGTTGTAGCATCAGGTGTGTACGATGTAACAGCCCCCGTCACCATCCCAGGAGACATCATTATCGATGCTTCTACTGGAGAATTTACCTTCAATGGCATTGATTATATTTTCCATCCGCTTGGCGCAAAATCAGTAGAGATTATCGGCGGTAAGTTCACCGCAAATGCATACCACACCCAGCGTCCTCAGGTAATTTTCAATGATTACCCTGATGGGCTGGCGAATTTACCAACGCGCGTGGTGATAAAAGATATGCAATGCTTTAACTGCGGTGTTGGCTACATCATGGTTAACTGTCAGGACCCAACCAGCGTACATATTTCAGTTAAAAATAACTATTGTACGACTGATGATAATACAGATTTATATATATCAAATTCAGATATGCAGCCAGGAGAAAGCATATTCCCATATTTAACAATACTTGGTGATACGCTTGATTCTGTAGATTTGGGAACACCAAGAAAATCAATGTTCCATGTAACAGGAAATACATTCGATGTGTTTATGCAATCAGGTTATAATACAGATATATATAAAATAGGAAGCACAACAGTAGGAGGGGAAACAACAGGAAATAGGTTCATAAATAGGAATGAAGAATCATCATGTGAAATTGATACGTTCACCGGAGGTCTTGAATGTGTTATTGATAATAACACAATGTGGAATGTTTCTGTAAAAGCCATGACGTTATTAATAAGTGGCGGTGAACGAGTTGGTCTTGGAGGAAGATCATCTATAAGTAATAACGTTTTTCATTTTGAAAAAAACCCACTTAATGATTTTGGAATATGGTTAAGAACATCACTGGTAAATGTATGTAACAATGTTATTTATTATGTTGGATCTGATAACCCCTCAGAGCAACGTACATTTAACGGAATTTCAGGGCAAAAATTAGATAATAATAACAATGGATTTGGTGGTGATTGGTGTGCTGGTAATAACGTATCCAACAACATAATTCAAATTATTACAGGTGAAGTTGACAAATCTGTTAGAGTGCAATGCATCAATCCTACTGATTTCGCTGGGAGCGTTTTTAATGGAAATTGTCTTTTTGGTGGTAATGGTATGGTGATAGATGCAAGACCTGAAAGAAATAGAAATGTCTGGAGTGGTAATTATATAAGCTCTGGTCTATTTTCTGCTGAGGATATATGGAGAATGAATTCCGCATTCGTTGGTGGAAGTAATTATATTGGAAGTTCTTACGATAACTCTGTTCGTGGCCCATATCTTTTAAGAAAGGAAATACCAGCTCAACAAGATGGGAGTATAATAAGAATTGAATTGGATTACGCGATAAATAATGGATACGCTTCGGACAGATGTCTTTATCTCTTAATGGTAAAAGTTAATGGTGGGATTAAAAATAACTATCAGACATTTGTTGTCTCTTCTGGAGCTCACGATGCGCAAGATCTAAAGCCAGCAATAGACGAAAGAATAGACCCAAACACAACTGACAACAATTTAAAACAAATATCATTTAGAGCTGGTTATACAGGTTCTAGTGGGCTAATTGTTTTGCAGGCAAGGGGTAATTATTATTCATCAGGAAATCCACCGACATCTATAGAATATTCTATTATACCGTTAACAGCAAACTTCCCCATGGCATTTTAATAAATGCCAGCGCATGACAAGTGCGCTGGCATTGCTGGTCATATTATCTTATTCAAATACTTTAATTTACTAATAATCAAGCTAGCTGCTAAAGAAGATGCAAAAACTACCACTATCATAAAGAGCATGTATACAATAGAGAATGCATTTATTTTTAATAAATGTCTCAATAAATAAGAGTAAAGCTCAATAAAAATAGGATGTATTAAATACACTCCAAGTGTTAGGCTTGCTAGTTTTTTTGATAATAACGACTCTCCACCATTGATTGAAGAACATATCGCGAATATTAACACCGATGAAATAAAAACATTTAAGCTTAAATAGTCATAGAAATACACTCGACCAAACTTATAAGCTAAAATAGCCGTTATTATCAATGAAATTAATGTGAATATAGTACACATGCAAAGTTTTTCTGTTTTCTTTGCCCTAAACACACCACCAATAACGAAGTAGCCTATATAATTTAAAAATGTTATCATGAAAAATTGCGGTTTGTTGTTTTCCATGCCAACAACGTTGTTGTATATTAGATTAATCAATGGCAATGCAGAGCATATTACAATGAGGATTGTTACTTCATTATCACTTGATTTTGCAATTATTTTTCTTAAAAAAGGCGTTATAATATATAAAAAAGGAATCATATATAAAAACCACATATGGTAATATGGTTTACCAGCTAAAAGCTGTTTTATTGATGTTATAACCCCTAGAGTTATATCACCTTTGATGTAGGACTTAAATATTGTCCATGTGATATATATCATCGTCCATGCCAATACTGGGATCAATATCCTCGTCATTCTTTTTTTGTAAAAACTAATTGTAGAATCCGTTCCATTTATCAAAAAGTAACCACTCAACATAACAAAAACAGGAACGCTCCATCTGCTGAATGAATCAAGAATATTTGCAGACCACCAAAGTGTAGATCCATAGAAGCTTGGGTTAGTATCTGCGAAAGTAACATACCCAGCTGTGACATGTATAACAACAACCATAAAAATGGCAAATACTCTTAAATTATAAGCCCACTGCATTTTTACGCCCTTATATTAAAATTATATATGACAATATTAATATTGCTTATTCTAAAATTGGAATAATGAGTGCCATCTCATTTGTTTTTCCGTTTATATTCTAAATCAAACTACAATTACAATAAAAATAGTAACACATGTAAATAAAATTTATATCATTTTTCAATGATATATGAGTGATCTTTATCTATCAAGCCAGTCCGCCCACCATTGCATCATTTCTCTGCGTTTATCGAGATACTGAGCATGGTTGTAAATTCCACGCACAGAACCGCCGTTGGCATGTGCCAGTTGCACTTCAATAGCATCAGCAGGCCATTCGTGCTCGTTCATAATCGTGCTGAATTCATGCCTGAATCCGTGACCGCTTTCCAGACCTTCATAGCCGATTTGTTTGATCACAAGCAGTACCGCGTTCTCGCAGATTGGCTTCTTCTTATCGTTGCGACCGGCAAAAACAAACTCTGATACTGGTTTGGTGATTGAGCTTAGCGTAGTGAGAAGTTCAACCACCTGGTCTGACATCGGTACTACATGAATCTTGCGGCCCTTCATCACACTGGCGTCGATGGTGATAATCCTGTTTTCAAAATCGACGTTCTTCCATAGCATGGAACGAAGCTCTTTCGTTCTTAGGGCTGTGTAGCGTAAAACTTTGGTCGCAATGAGCGATACGATACTTCCTGAAAATGTTGCAAGTGCTTTGTTGAATGCCGGGATCTGGTCTGCTGGAAGAAACGGGAAGTTCTTCTTGCGGTATCCCTTCATGGCGTCAGCAAGGTCAGGTGCCGGGTTATATTTAGCCCTACCAGTGACAATAGCGTAACGGAAAACCTCGCCGCATCTTCTGCGGGCTTTGTTGGCTCGCTCCATTGCACCTCGATCTTCAAATCTGCGGATTACTTCCAGCAGTTGCATCGGCTCAATATCCTGAATTTCAAGGCCGCCGATGATAGGTAAAATGTCGTCATCAAACATTTTTGCAAGTTCATTTGCATAGCCTACTGACCAGACTTGCTTCTTGTGCTCGTACCATTCCTTGTAAATGGCGCTAAAGGAATTGTTGTTAGACGAAGCCTTTTTCGCTTTTACCGGATCGATGCCAACCGAGATGTCTTTCCTCGCAGTCCATGCCTTATCCCTTGCCTCCTGCAAAGTCATTAGCGGATATTTTCCTACGGTTAGGACTTTCTCCTTACCGTCAATCTTGTAGCGAAGCTGCCATACCTTTTTCCCGGATACAGGGACATAAAGGTACAGTCCATTACCATCGAGAAGGCGGTATGGTTTTTCTTTCGGCTTTGCTGCTTCAATCTGCTTAACGGTGAGCAT